TACATTCCAAATCTTTCTTCCCCCAACATTAAATTGGTATCCAGAACAATAACGGATAGCGTATGCCATCCAATTCTTTGCAACAGGAGAATCAATTATACTTAATAAATTAAAATAATCGATTGGTCGTGATGTCATTGGTGTACCTGTCAACAACCAAAGTCTTTCGGTATTTTTAACAATATCATTGATTAGTTTCGTCCTCTGCGCCGTACCATTCTTAATATAATGAGCCTCATCAATAATAACTAAATCAAAGTTGGATGCAAGGACTTGAGATTCGTTTTTCTTTTTAGGGTCATGAAAATTTTTAATTATGTCGTAGTTTATAATTACAAAATCAGCTTCGGTACTGAAATTTTTACTTTCAGCAATATAGATTGATTTGTCTGAGTAATTTTCAATCTCACGTTTCCAATTAATTTTTAATGTTGCTGGACAAATAATTAAAACTTTTTTTGAATTTGATTCTAACGCGGCGATAATTGTTGATGTTGTTTTACCAAGACCCATATCATCGGCAAGGATAAACTTTTTATTCTCAACTAATTTTTGAATTGCTTCTTTTTGATGTTCAAGTGGTGGACGATGAGAATATTTTGAATAATCAATTACAACATCTTTAACTGAATTGTCTTTGATGATTGCCACTTTTGGCAACCAAAAATCGTGTAGTTCTTCATTTTCAAAAACTTTACCCCAAATGTGGTAAGCTTTTTCTTTATCAGCTAATAACTTCTCAACCCAAACTTTTTGGGGGATTTCGGTATATAATTTGTCGTCGGCTAATTTTTGAGCAAAGTATGTGTCAAGGATTACCCATTTCTTTGCAACTTTTGGTTGTTTATTGTGAAAATTGATAATGTATTCTGATTGGCTCCTTGTTGGATAAAATTTTCTATTAACCTGTGATTTACGTTTTAATTCCAAGATATAGTTATTGCCACCCTCATATGACTCAAGAATGGACATTGCCTTTGATTCTAAACTAACGTTACTCATTTAATATTAATAAACTTATTTAAAATATAATAAAACTTTAAGTATTTATCAATATATGAAACGGACATTAGAAAAGTTAGTTCCAGTTACAAGATTAGGCAAATTTTTTGGTAATGAAGATTTTGACCTTGATATTGATATGGGACAAGAATGGCTTGAGGGTGATATGAATTTTACCGTTGTGTTGTATCGTATTGATAGGTACAAAACAAAAAAAGACGATGTTTACGGTGAAGTTTTAGAAGATGGGATACAATTTATGTCCCCTATTGAATTAAAAGGTTTAGTTCAAGTTATGGCACCAACTAATAAGTTATACGGTAGTTCTAAAGTTGAAATACAAGAACCTGGAAATTTAAAGTTCTCAATTTATCAAAAACAACTTGATGACTTAGGTGTTGAGATTTGGATGGGGGATTACCTTGGATATTATGAAACAGAGTCTAAAGTCAGATACTATTCCATTAGTGATGACGGATATGTTGTGTCTGACACTAAACACACTTACGGTGGATATAAACCATTCTATAGAACGATTGTTGCAACATATGTAAGTCCTGACGAATTTAACGGATTATAATAAAATTATTATTAAATAATAACATGCCACTACCAAGAACAATAGTTAAACCAACATTACCTTTAGTACCAAAAAAAATTTTATCTGAAAGGAGAGAACAACTTTTAGAATATATTAAAGATGATGGAACTTATTTACCCAAATCAGTATTACATGCGGATTTGGATAAGGGTATGCTTGAATTTGTTAAAGACAAACTTAAAGTTGTTACCTCAGGTAAAATAGTTCCATTATTAGATATTATAATCACAACTCAAAATTGGTCACAATATTTAGAAACTTGGAAATTTGTGGATATTGACTATAATCCAACACCCCCATTCATTACTGTCGTTAGGACTCCTGAAGTTAAGTATGGTACAAATCCATCACTTCAATATACAATACCAAACAGAAAACAATTTTATTACGCGTCGGTACCAACTTGGAATGGAAACGAACAAGGAATGGATATTTATACTATTCCACAACCAGTTCCTGTTGATATTACATATAATGTAAAAATTATTTGTAATAGAATGAGAGAGTTAAATCAACTTAATAAGATTGTGATGCAAACATTTTCATCAAAACAAGCTTATACCTTCATTAAAGGTCAATACATACCAATTATATTAGCCAACATTTCCGACGAATCTCAATTAAGTATGGAATCTAGAAAATATTACGTTCAAAATTATGAGTTTACTATGTTGGGTTATTTGATAGATGAAGAAGAATTTGAAGTAAAACCGGCAATTCAAAGAGTGACTCAATTAATTGAAATGAACACAGCACCAAGAAAAAAAAGAATAGACAAATATCCTAAAAATCCTGATAATTTTGAAACTCCGTTTTTATTTGTTTCAGGCAATACAAGTTTAACAGATGTAATTGAATTTAGCTCAAATATGAATTTACTTTCAACAAGTAATGTTGATACTTTTGATGTATATATTAATAATGATTATTATGGAAGCGACCTTCAAAAAATTGAGATTACAACAAACGATATTTTAACTATAGAAGTCACAAAAAATGACAATACTGAAGAATCAAACATACTATATGAAAATAAATTAATTTAATTTTCCCCATAAATGTCTTTCTTTTCTTTACATTTTTCTACAATTAAATTTTCTAAAAATTTGTAAATTTTTATTCCCCGTTTATCACAATATTTTTTTAAAATATCGTGTGATTCAGGAGATATTTTGATGTTTTTTATTTCTTTTTTTGGATTCATAGGTAGAAAAAAAGCAGTATTTATTCATACTCTTTATAAATACTTATTTAAAAGTAAAGTTTTTTCATAAAAACTCTAATATTTATCAATAAAATAAATCTGTAACAGAATAATTTAATAATGGCAGCACAAGCAAATCAAAAAGTATTTGTATCACCTGGAGTGTACACATCGGAAACCGACTTATCATTTATCGCCCAAAGTGTGGGGGTAACAACTTTAGGCCTTGTTGGAGAAACTTTAAAAGGTCCAGCATTTGAACCAGTATTCATAACGAATTTTGACGAATTCCAATCATATTTTGGTGGTTCAGAGCCCGTTAAATTTTATGGTACTCAGATACCAAAATATGAGGCGGCGTATATTGCCAAATCATATTTACAACAATCAAATCAATTGTTTGTAACAAGAATTTTAGGATTGTCTGGATATGACGCAGGACCATCTTGGAGTCTTTCATTAGTTGCTAATGTTGACCCAACAACTATTTCTGCACCATCAAATCCCGTGGCTTTTACCGCAACGTTTACTGGTACCTCATCGGGAGGTACATTTGGAATTGCAAGTGGGTCATTACCAAACCAAGTTCAATTAAATAAACAATATAAATTACAAGACGGTTCAACATCTACAATACAAACCGACTTTAACAATTATTTAAGTGAGATTGTAAATACGACATCACTTTCTGCAACAACATCAGTTATATATGGTTCAATACTTTATGATGACAATTATTATCTTACATATGGAAGACCTAATGTAATAACTCCATATGATTGTGTACCTATCTTAGAAGAAAATGATTTATCTGCGTCGTCAAACGACCCTTGGCTTTATGCTAATTTTAATATTTCTTCAGGAAACAATTATTCGGGTTATTCTTTTTATTATTTTATTACTAATGTTACTAATACTGTGGACTCTAATTTTACTGTCACTATTTCTGGAGCTTCCGTTAATTTTACAGGTATGGCGTACACTGACTTCAATAATATGGTTGTTGGTACTATTCGTTCACGAGGTATTTGTAATTATGTTAATAGTGCCGGAAGTAATGACCATGGTCCAGTTTATGAGGTTGGTATTGATTACAACAATAATAATACTTGGGTTCCAAATAATTTACAAATAGTTTGTACTGGACAATATTCAGGTATTACAGAATCACCTTATTCATCTTTTTTATTATCGGGTTTAACAAATGATAATAAAACATTTTCATTTGAAACGTCATTAAGTGCATCTTCGTCAAAATATATTACAAAAGTATTAGGTGTTGATAACTTTGGTAAATCAAGATACGCGGTTCCTATTTATGTTGAAGAACTTTATCAGGGAAGTTTGAATTATGCTTATAGTCAAAATTATATCCGTGGATTAAATTGTGATTTAATTGCTCTACCTGACGCAAGAAGTCAATCAAGTCAATCAATTGCTTGGAATTTAGAAAAATACCAATCACCTGAAACACCTTATTTGGTTTCTGAATTAAGAGGTAACCAAGTTTATAATTTATTTAAATTTATATCAATTTCCGATGGAAATGATGCAAATACTGAAGTTAAAATTTCAATCGCTAACTTATCATATAATAATATGTCGTTTGATGTTTTTATTAGAAATTTTTATGACTCTGACTCAAATCCAGTTGTAATTGAAAAATTCACAAATTGTGTTATGGACCCAGCATCAAATAACTTTGTCGGAAAAAAAATAGGTTCATCTAATGGTGAATTTGCGTTAATTTCAAGATATGTTATGGTTGAAATGGCAGATGAATACCCAATTGACTCACTACCTTGTGGTTTCCGTGGTTATACACAAAGAGAATATGAAGACGCTTCGGTTTACCCATCACCATATCCAAAATATAAAATAAAATATGATTACCCTGGAGAAGTTATTGCTAACCCACCATTTGGAACACCTATTGGTGGCTCAAATACTGTTGAATCTCCTGGAGATGTTATAAGAAGAACATATTTAGGATTCTCAACACAGTATGGAATTGATGAGTCATTTTTAACTTATAAAGGAAAACAAAACCCTCAATCAAATTGGGCTTTAGCAACTGACTCATTTAAATGGAATTACACTAGTAAAGGTTTCCATATGGACTCAGGAGCAACTGTTGTATCAATTGCTAACACATCAATGACAAGTGGTCAAACAGCTTTTGAATGTGGTACTGCTGAATTTAGAAGTGACCCAGAAACACAAGAAAATCCGTATTATTTCATATATTCAAGAAAATATACACTATGTTTTGCTGGTGGTTTTGATGGTTGGGACATTTATAGAGAGTGGAGAACTAACGAAGATAGATTTCAATTAGGAGCTTCGGGTTATTTGGCGGGTACTGCACCTTCATCAAGATATCCAACCGCAACAGGTAATGGATTGTTTAAAAGAATTGTGGTTCAGAACAATACTCAAGATTTTGCAAATACAGACTACTACGCATATCTACTTGGTATTTTATCATTTGCAAATCCAGAATCAACTAACATTAATATATTCGCAAGTGCAAGTATTGACTACGTAAATAACTCAAACCTTGTTGAGGAAGCGATAGACATGATTCAATTTTCAAGAGCGGATTCGGTTTATATTTGTACAACACCTGATTATAGAATGTATACTCCAGACGGAACAAATTCTTTGGATATTATTTATCCTCAAGAATCAGTTGACAATTTAAATAATACAGGGATTGACTCTAACTATACTGCAACTTATTTCCCTTGGATTTTAACAAGGGATACTGTTAATAACACACAAATTTATTTACCTCCAACTGGTGAGGTTTGTAGAAACTTAGCTTTAACCGATAACATTTCATTCCCTTGGTTTGCATCTGCGGGTTACACTAGAGGACTTGTAAACTCTATTAAGGCGAGACAAAAACTTACACAAACCGACAGAGATGTACTATATCAAGGTAGAATAAATCCTATTGCAACTTTCTCTGATGTTGGAACTGTAATTTGGGGTAATAAAACATTACAAATTGCTGACTCAGCACTTAATAGATTGAATGTGAGAAGATTGTTACTTCAAGCTCGTAAGTTAATTTCTGCAGTAGCTGTAAGATTATTATTTGAACAAAACGACCAAGTTGTTAGACAACAATTCTTGGATAGTGTTAATCCTATTTTGGATTCAATTAGAAGAGATAGAGGTTTATATGATTTCCGTGTAACAGTTTCATCTTCACCTGAAGATTTAGACAGAAACACATTAACAGGTAAAATTTATTTAAAACCTACAAGGGCGTTAGAATTTATAGATATTGAATTCTTAATTACACCAACAGGGGCTTCATTTGAAAATATTTAACAAAATTAACGGGGTATATAACTGCCCCGTATTATCTAATTATGAAAGGACAACTTAGAGAAGGATTTAAAGAAGAAGGAACTCCAGACATGAAATATTACGCGTTTGATTGGGATGACAATATTGTCCACATGCCAACCAAAATAATAGTAAAAACTGAAGACGGAGACGAAATTGGTATGAATACTAATGATTTTGCAAAACATAGGGAGAAAATTGGGAAAAAAAATTTTAAATATAATGGAGAAATTATTGTTGGGTTTGGTAAAAATCCATTTAAAAATTTTCGAACCGAAGGTGATAAAGATTTTTTAGTTGACGCTATGATGGCAAATGTTGGACCAGCTTTCGATGATTTTAAAGAGGCAATTAATAATGGTTCAATTTTTTCAATAATTACTGCAAGAGGTCATAACCCAAATATTTTAAAACAAGCTGTTTATAATTATATTATCAACGGATTTAATGGGATTGATAAAAATCAACTAGTTAAAAACCTTAAAAAATATAGGACGTTTGTCGGTGAAAATGATATAAGTGATGATGAATTAATTAAGTCGTATTTGAACCTAAATAAGTACTATCCAGTGTCTTTTGGTGATGAGTCAGGTGCGGTTAATCCTGAAGAAGCTAAAGTTCGTGATATGGAAAAATTTGTTTCCTACATTAGAAAAATGGCTAATAAGTTAAATAAAAGAGCGTTTATTAAAAACGATATATCAAATAACTTTATACCAGAGCAACCAACTATTGGATTTTCAGATGACGACATTAAAAATGTAGAAGTAATGAATAAACATTTTATAAATAAACCAAATAACATAATTAAGACTTATTCTACTGCTAGTGGCATTAAAAATAAATATAACTAGATTATAATTTTGATAAAATAAAAGTAAATAGAAAAAAATTTTAACAAGGATATATTTATACATATAGAATATAAACAACTAAAACAAAAAAAATAAAATAACATGGCTGATTTATTAATGAAAATGCCGATACCTTATGAACCAAAACGACAAAATCGTTTTATTTTAAGGTTTCCATCAAGTTTAGGTATTAACGAATGGTTTGTTGAAAGTGCTTCAAGACCATCAATTAAAATTGGAGCAACTGAAATACAATTCTTAAACACATCAACATTTGTTGCGGGTAGATTTAATTGGGACCCAATTAGTGTTAAGTTTCGTGACCCTATTGGTCCATCAGCCGCTCAAGCACTTATGGAGTGGGTTCGTTTACACGCTGAATCCGTGACAGGTCGTATGGGTTATGCTGCGGGATACAAAAAAGACATTGACCTTGAAATGTTGGACCCAACAGGAGTTGTTGTTGAAAAATGGATTCTTTACGGGACATTCTTAACTGATGTAAATTTTGGAGCCTTATCTTATAGTCAAGATGCTTTAGCCGAAATTACAGCTTCTTTAAGAATGGATAGATGTGTGTTGGTTTATTAATAATACAATACTTCTATTCATTTACTATAAATCATAATTAAATAAGAATTATGTTTATAATTAAAAAAATCTAATTATATTTAACCGTA